ACCGCGATTTGCAGTTCCGGATTGCATTAGCATTTTATAACAAACTTGGCGCGGAATATGAGACCAGCCACAGCGAAAGCGGTATCAGCCGCACATGGGGAAGCGAAGATGTGCCGCAGCAGTTGTTGGAAGAAATTGTTCCGATCGGAAAGGTTGGCAGCTGATGCGCGACCTGAAAGCCAATCAAAAGACGATATGGTATCAGAACAGCAGCGGATTTGCCGCCGTGAAAGATGAGTACGGCAACCGCACCGGCGAGGAACAGCCCATCATGGAACACGCTGAACAACTGAAAATCAGCGTGAGCGGCGCTGTTGGCGCAATGGAAGCCGCCGCTTTTGGCGGGTTTACAGATTACAGCCGGACAGCCTGCACGGCAAACACAAACTGCCCTTTGCGGGAAGGAACGCTTATCTGGATTAACCGGGATTCTGACGAAAGCCCGGATTATGTTGTGACCAAAAAAGCAGATACCATAAACGGCGTATTGTATGCGCTAAAAGAAATCGTGCCATGAAAATCAAGCTGAATTTAAGCGATGCCGGCATAAAGCAGGCGCAGAAAGAATATGACGAGTGGCACAAAACGCTGGAAACCCGCATTGAACAGTTTGTAAAAAGACTGTCAGAAATGGGGGCAGAAGTTGCCAAGATACGGTTTACTGCCGCCGTTTATGATGGTGACATGAGCGATATTACGGTTCAAGTAGAACAGCACGGCAAGAAAGCCACGATTTACGCCACCGGGCAGGCCGTTTGCTTTATTGAGTTTGGCGCAGGCGTTGCATTTGCAGAGCATCCAAGCGGGCTGTATGCGCATGGCACATACGGCGATGGGAAAGGTTCAAACCCGAATGGATGGGTTTATGATGGCGTTCCCGGACCAACGGCACAGCCTGTGTATAACCGCAATGGCGAGCAAAAGCCCGGCGTTTGGCGGACAAAGGGCAACCCGCCCGCATGTGCCATGTGGGAGAGCGCGGCCCAGATGGCTGCAAGTGTAAAAACCGTGTGGGAGGAGGTAATGCGCTAGTGGAAGATTTTCAGCCACAGATTTTTGAAAGCTTTGCACAAAAGCTGGAAACAAAATTTCCGGGAATCAAGGTAAGCAGCGTGATTACTGACCAGCCGCCCAACTTCCCGTGTGTTCAGATTGAACAGCAAGACAGGCCGACAGACCACGACAGCAGCGGCAGAATTCGTTTTGCAATTATTCAGCTGCGAATCCGGGTGTATACATCCGGCAATACCAAATACAGCAATGCCAGAAAGATACAGTATTGCATTGATGAAATTGCAGAAAAACTGAATTTTAGCAGGCAAAGCTATTTTGAAAGCAATTATTTGTACCAGAACAGCGCGTACCGGGCTGAA